CGTTTACACAGTCTAACCTTCTCTCTAGATTGTACTTAATCATTCTAAGGTTTTTTTCTTCTTCTTTTTCTTTTTTAGTCATAACTAAAATTTAATTATTGTTAGTAAATTAATATCTATATAGAACAATAACTCTCTGTCCCATACAGATCCTGCTCGTGGGTTTTTCATGCCACCCCACTCAACTGTGGCTTTTGTTATTTTATGCATCCAAATATAACCAATTCCATCGAGAAATCTCCAAGCTATACATAATGGAAGTTCTTTAGTTAGAGCCTCTTTTTGACAATGTTGTATTTTTCTTACAGATGTCCTAACTCTTTGTACGTTATCCATGTTTAACGACATTGTTTTTACTTCACACAAAGACACTATCTTCATAGTCTTATTGTCTATTATTTCAGCATCAACTGGTGCATACCTTCCTAATTGATTGTAAGTTAAATCTTTTGTCTCTAAAAGTATACGAAGAGTTTCAGCTTCTCTTTCTCTATCTTCTTCGCTTTCAAATCTAGGTTCCCTTTTCATTTTTAATCAAAATAATTATAGTCAAACAAAACATAAAGAATTATCCAAAGACCCATCAAAACATTAAATATAAATCCTATTAAGGTAAAAATATCAGAAAGACTCATTAGCTTGGGCTGTTATAAATTTTTCTTCAAAATCTTGTGGATCAATAAACTTGGTGTATTCTTTTTGGAATCTAAGAGGCAGAGTTCCAGTACCTATGTTTCTACCCTTAGCAAATATTAAATCTACCAAGCCCTCCGTTGGATTACCACTATCATCAGTCATAATGCCATAATATTCAGGTCTATATACCAACATAACAATATCAGATGCCTGTTCTATTTCGCCACTCTCTCTTAAATCTGATAAGCTTGGTCTACAACCATCTTTTCTTTCAACAGCTCTACTTAACTGAGATAAGGCTACTATAGTTACGTTCAACTCTTTAGCTATATTCTTAAGCTCACGAGCCACAGTAGCAACCTCTTGCTCTCTTGAGTGACCACTACCTTTTACAAGCTGGAGATAATCTATAAGAAAGAACTTAACGTTTTTCACGATTACATACTTCCGTATCTTGTTCAATAAATAACTTAATGATGAATCTTTACATTCATCAACAAACAAACAAGTCTGTTCCAGCTTACCTATAGCTTTATGAATCCTACCAAGCTCTTCGCTTTCTATAGTACCCTTCATTATATACCTGTTATTAACTTTACTTTCTAAAGATACTAACCTTTGCAAAAGCTGTGTATCACCCATTTCGTATGAGAACACTGCTGTAGGTATTTCTGCTTTAGCACAATTATAACAGAAAGCAAGACCTAAAGATGTTTTACCCATAGATGAGGCACCACCTATAATAACAAGGTCTGTTTCTTGCCATCCACCAGTAAATTTATCTACTGATTGAAAACCTGTAGGTAATCCATTCATATCTTTGGATGACATTCTTCTATCTATATCATCATGAAGAATCTTAAGTTGTTTTTTAATATCTGGCATCTCACTTGATTTAATCTCAGATATTTCTCTCATGTTATCATCAACATGTTCTATAACTTCAAAAAGGTCATCGCCATTATCTAACTTCTTTATTGTAGACTCAGCTAATTTTTTTAACCTAAACTTTTTATCTTCTTGACTTAAAAATAAAACTATGTTCTTGCCTATGTATGCGTAGTGATCTGTGCCTATGCATTCCATTAACCTTAGGTCTAACTTATTATCTTTAAACCCTTTTGTTACACCAAGTATATCTAGCTTACCACCCTTGTTTAATATGTTAGATATTGAAGTGTATAACTTTTTATTTAATTTATCATTAAAAATATCTTCTGAAAGCATCCCATGTAAGTCGTAATACTGACTTGACTCAGACATCAACTTACCTATTAGCCTCATCTCCATTTCCACTCTATCTTTCATTCTCTATATATTTAGGTTTAATATACCTGTTAGTTTTTTTACGATCTAAAATAATTTCATTCTTCCAAGAGTTGTTTAACAACCAGCTTCTTGGAGTCTTTCTATAAGTCTTGTCTGGAGTTGATTCTACATATGGCTTAACTGCCTTAACAATTTCTCTCATGGTCTCTATTGAAAAGTTCATGAAAGTTATTTTAGTTTTATTATAGTCATGCCTTTTATCGTAAAGATTCCAAAATATTTCAAAAGCTTTTTCTTTTTTCTCTAAGGTAGTTTGAGATTGTTTCCTCTTATCTTTCTCAAATCTTACATCTTTATGACCCAACTCTAACAGTATATTATTAAACACCATCTGAGCCTCTATATCGTTATTGTAAACACACCACGTTACCTTACCAAAGGTTATTTGCCTTCGGTCTATTGTAATGTATTCTACTTTACTTAAATCTATAACATCGTTATCTGATACTCTATACATCATGATTTTTGGTTTTAAATAATAGGCTCATAGGTTTTGTTCGGAAATCTTACCTGCAGTAGCTATGATTATAAGAGTTTAACTGCTCTCACTCACGCCTATTCATTTATAAGTTTATCGGTTTAAGAACCTTATATATAGGTTTAAACCTATAAACCGATACTAGAATGGTAGACCATCATCTTCGACAGCCTCTACCTTTTTAGGTTCTGGTTTGTAAGTATCAACTGCAATGTAATGAGTCTTACCATAGTCGTTCTCACCATCACGATTCTTACAAACGTTTAACTTGATGAACTTGTCACCATTGTACTCAAACATAAAGTTTGAAGCATCTTTTCCTAACTTAGTTAGATTAACTGATATAGACACCATGTCTCCATCAAATTTCTCTACTCCGTTACCAACATAAATTTTCTCAGCTTTTTTCATTTTTCTGATTTTTTAAAATAATTACTTAATGCCTTCCTTTGATTAACTTTTATTAGCTTACATATCCTACGAAAGTCTTTAATTTTAAACTCCTCAGGATCATCCAAACATTTGTTTAGGGTAGGACGACTTACCCCTAAATATTTACAGAGAAAGCCAAGACTATAATAGCTTTCCTCAAATTTATCTTTTAATGTCATAACTCATGTATTTCAATGTAATCATCCACATATTCTTCTTCATTAACAAAATACTTAGAATAAAGCATGAGTAAATCTTTATACTTCATTCTACCTTGCTCTTTAAAAGACTCACTACAATGAAATATATTTACATTGTAAGGTGCTTCTTTACCTTGTACTACAAAAACAAATTCTTTTGCACCAAAACCATCAGAGTAAAAAGCAGATTGCCTATCGTATCCATACTTCATACAAGAACTTCTAAAGCCATCAAATGAAGCATCTGATGTTGTCTTTAAGTCAACTATAATATCTCCGTTAACGTAATCAGCTTTACCTTTACAAAAGACTCCTGTATCATCATCTTGCCATGCGTTAGCTATTTCTCTTTTACCTTGAGTTTGAAGAAGGTCAAGAACTTCTTTGTGAGAAAATAACACCTCTCTCATTCTAATTATCTTGTCGTATTCTTTTCGCAGTATGATAGTGGAATTACTTTGTTCAGCCTTTAATTCTTTGTACTTTTTAGTAACCCTACTTGAAGCATCGCACACAACAACCTTATCTTCAAATTCATTTGGCTCTAACATAGCCACATGATATGCTCTACCAAATATCATAGGTAAAGTTTCCTCTCTAAACTGTGGGTTATCTCTCATAAACCTATAGTATCTTATATCTTTATTTATAAGACCAAGTTGCGAGTTGGTTATGAAATCATAATCCGAATAGTAAAAAGTATCATCGGTTAGCTTTCTTATAAATTTATCTAAAGCCATTACATTAACTCCTTAGTTAGATTAATGCAAGATTCAAGATGTTGTTTTTGAATTTTAGTAATCGTGTAATTACTCATTCTCTGCTGAACAAAATCTGCCTTACCATCTTCAATAGCCTTCATCATATCTTTATACTGCTTGTCAGTTAACTTTGGTTTTGATTTAGGCTTAGAAGCTGTTGTTTTAGGTGAGCCACCTTTAACTGCACTATTACCATCATCATCTTCGGTTACAACGCCAACAAATGATGCGAGTGCATATCTCCTTGCATATGATATAGCAGAGCCGACACCATGAGCATCTTCCTTTGCTGGAATATACATTGTAGATGATATAAATTCACCACTTGAATGCGATAAGATTGTTGTTAATCCACCCACATCTGTAGGCATTTGAATTATAGCTAATTCGTTTTCAGCTAATAGTTTTCTGACTGAATCCCATACAGATCCTAAGTCAGCATACTTTGACTTGAAAAATGGATTCTTTGAGTTTTCGACAGCAGGCTTCAATTGTTTCTGAACTACTGATAATGCTTGGGATAACTTCCCAATGGTTTCTGATTTTTCCATAACTTTGATTAAATTTAATTTGATTTATTTTACAAATATATTAAAATATTTTTAGAATACAACTTTAATTTAAATTACTCCAACAATAGTAAATTTTAATTTTCTTGACAATATAAATTGCAATGTTGTTTCCACGAGTGTAACTATATCTTGAGCAACATCATCATGTTTTAAGTTTATATAAACCTCTAAACCCTCAGATGATGGTATAACATAAGTATTAGCTAAAGCACTAAAAGTATTTTTATTTAAAGTTGTAACTATAGATAAAGAATCTGAGTCATTAAAATACATATACTTAATATCATTTTTTTTAAGTTGCCTAATTAGTATCCTCATATTTGGATGCATATTGCATTTAATCTTTGGATTTAACCTATAACTTAGCCCACATTCTTTTAGTAGATTAATTATAGCCTCTGTCTCGTAATTCATTTCTTTTTACTCTTGTCAACAAATTTATCTAACTCTACCTCTAATTCAGTTATAATACCTCTGTATCTTTCTCTATCTAATTTAAGAGTATCTGAAAGTTCTTTATTCTTATCTTGTAAAGATTTAATCTCAGATATATAAAATCTCATCTGATGTGTTACTTGTTGCATATCTATTTTCATTTTTGTTTTTCTATTAACTTGTTAAACTCTACCTCAACTTTAGTTGAAATTTTTGATTTAGTCTGTCTATTGTATATGGATAGATCACTTAACGACCTATCTATAAGGCTTAACATTATATCCCTATGTTTCTTCATTAAATCAACTTCTCTTTGTTTAAGTTGATAATCTATCATAGATAATACATCTAATGATTTAAATTTAGACTCATCTATCTCCTTTATCATCCAAGCTATCCTACTTATAAAGTCATGTCTTGTTTCATTCATTTCAATGTAATTTATTCGTAGTTATCCATACACCATATAGGTGTTTTGTCTCCCACATACGCACCCATAGTATTAAAACTAAGGTGTTCCATAGCGTCAATATCATCCATACCTTCAGCTATAAGTATGTCCAGACATTTCTTATAAGAATATATAAGCCTATTTGAATTGTAACACACACCTATAACTGCGTCATCAAAACCATCAGCCTTGAGAAACTCCTCATCGTAATGGTCTTCAATTATTTCTGTCAATATGCTCATTGCTATGTATGTTTAGTGTTTTGTTTAACATAGTTTCTACTTCATCGTACCTATCGTTATAAAAATCTTGAGCATCCTCTTGAAACATCATTACATGCTCTTGACCAACTTCTGATGATGGTGCATAAGTATCCTCTCCAAACCTTTGAATAGTAATCTGTGTTGCTATATCATCTATAAACTCCATGTACTTTGCGTTATCTATATATATCTTAGCCATTATATATGCCCTCCATACTTTTCACCATTAACATCATACCTTGTCTCGCTATCTGCACTTTCATATGACATGCCTTCACATTCTAAAACTCCAGTACCATATTCAATTGTAGCATCATTAAACTTACTATCTAAGGCTTGTTCCCATTTACTTTCGTTGTTCTCTAACCATTCTTCAGTATCCTCTAATGGTAAGTCTTTAGGTAGTTCTATAGTTATCTTAGCTGCCTTGTGATATACCCTGCGTTCAGTTATTGTAACACTACGCATAGCAAGATACTTTATCTCGTTAGTCAATAAGGCTCTGTTAAGTTCAGCCATATCTTTAACTTGTTTATCAATCGGTCTGTTACGATTGTACTGCTCGATGAGGAATTTTATATGTTCCTCACTTCTCATGTTAGATGGTTTACCTTTTTCCCATCCCCATTCAATTGTGTTGTTTTCCATTTTTGTTTAATTTAATATTTAATAATTGGTTTTAATTGTTTTATAGCATCTTTTAAACTATTCAGTAGTTCTTTATGATACTTACCTTGCTCATCTTTTGGAGTTACTTCATTAATAAAGTAAATACATTCTTTCAATCCGTTTATTACGTTTGAGTCTGTGTAATAATTGTAAGAGTCTTTATTGTTTTGGTCTTTAATAAATTCTACTACTGCATCATAAGTATCCTCTAATGTCCATATGTTTTCGTACCCCTCTGTAAGTTTTGAGTATGTCTCATCAAATGGTGTATTAAGATATTCATTCCCTATCTTTTGGACTACAGGCATAAGCCAATCCCAAGAGGTGTGGTATTTATATTCACTTGGTTTGTAAATACTCAGACCTGTGGATCTTAAGTCCATAAATTCTGCAATAAGTTTGTTGTTTTTCATAATTTTGATTTTTAGTTTACTCTGCAATATTATTTATTTATTTTTAAATATCAAAACTTTTATACTTTTTTTATCACGTATACATTTATCACTTGACTTTATAAAATATTTCTTGTAACTTCGCCAACTAATGTAATACCATTCGTATCACACATATATATTCTTTTAAAATAAATTTAAAAAAATAATCCACGTTTGGTTAACGTACACGTATACATTCTGCGTATCATCGTTATCCAAACACGTCTGAGAGAATGGCTCACTTACAATACTAATTGAATAAGAGGATAACTATGTTTTATTGTAAGATTTGCATAGTTAGTTTTTTTTTATACATTTGTAAAACGTTTAACCAAAAATCAAATCAAAATGATAACAAGTTATTACATTGATGACAACAAGACTCTCCACACATTTATTGGGGATGTAAAGCACGTTACATTCAGTAATGTGGATAATCTTTTACAAGCTAAAGAGTTAATAAAAGAGGAGAATATTAGTTTACTAATTAATTTAAATCAAGAACAATTAGTAACTATGATAATGAAACAGAGTAAAATAAATTTTAACGATGAAGAAATGAAGTTAATACT